ATAATTAAAACTATACCACAAGTATCTCATGTATCTGTGTGGAACTTTTATCCTGACCCAGACGCAAATAACATTGAAGAAGCTCAGTTTGTAATTGAACGCCACAAAATGTCACGTACACAGTTGCGTAATTTAAAACGGCGTCCCTACTTTAGAAGTTCTGTAATTGATGAAGCAGTACAGCTAGGTGAAAATTATAATAAAGAATCTTGGGAAGATGATCTATCTGATTATGCACCAGAGCATGGTGTAGAGCGTTATGAAGTACTAGAGTATTGGGGTATGGTAGATACTGAAATGCTTGTAGAGCAAGGTGTAGATATTCCCGATGAGTTAAGTGAAGTAGATGAGTTACAGGCCAATGTATGGATTTGTAATGGTAAACTGTTGCGAATGGTACTTAATCCATTTAAACCTGCTCGTATTCCTTACATGGCGGCTCCCTATGAATTAAACCCATATTCATTCTTTGGTGTAGGTATTGCTGAGAATATGGACGATACTCAAACTTTAATGAATGGTTTTATGAGAATGGCAGTTGACAATGCTGTACTATCTGGTAATCTTTTAATTGAAGTTGATGAAACTAACTTAGTCCCAGGCCAAGATCTATCAGTATATCCTGGGAAGGTATTTAGACGCCAAGGTGGTGCCCCAGGCCAAGCTATCTTTGGTACTAAGTTTCCTAATGTTGCTGCGGAAAACTTGCAGCTATTTGATAAAGCAAGGGTATTAGCAGATGAATCTACTGGATTTCCATCTTTCGCTCATGGTCAAACAGGGGTATCGGGTGTGGGTCGTACTGCTTCTGGTATTTCTATGCTTATGGGTGCCGCACAAGGCGGTGTAAAGAATGTAATTAAAAACGTAGACGATTACTTACTTCGTCCGTTGGGTGAAGGTTTATTTAGATTTAATATGCAGTTTGACTTTGATCCTAATATTAAAGGGGATCTTGAAGTTAAGGCACGTGGTACAGAAAGCCTTATGGCTAACGAAGTGCGTAGTCAACGTCTTATGCAGTTTATGCAAATATCTTCTAGCCCAGCACTTGCGCCTTTTGCAAAATTTCAATACATCATACGAGAGATTGCAAAGTCTCTTGAGTTAGATCCAGACAAAGTAACTAACAATATGGATGAAGCAGCTATTCAAGCAGAGCTAATGAAAGGCTTTCAACAGCCAGCAGCAGAAGCAAACCCAATGGACCCCACAGGAGCAGGAGGTGGTAACATAGGTACAGGACAAGTACCTACACCTCAAGAACAAGGATTTAGTGGAAATGATCAAGGACAAGGAGCACCTCAAGAAGCTCAAGGGGCTGGTGAACAACCAGCAGCAATGGGACCAGTTCAGTAACTATTTAGATGAAGTAATTGCACAACAACATCGTGCTATGGAGCAAACAGATAACGATAAGGTTGTGTATAGATCACAAGGTGCTATATATCAACTACGTAGATTAAAATTACTTAGGGATGAGGTATTAAAATAATGAAAGATCAAATGGAACTTTTTGAAGACGGTGGCCTTAAAGATGAGGGTGGCACAGTAGATGAAGTATCTGGAAACGAAGTTCCAATTGGTGGCACTAAAAAAGGTGTGCGTGATGACGTACCTGCTATGGTAAGTGAGGGTGAGTTTGTTTTTCCTGAAGATGTAACACGTTACATTGGATTAGATAAACTTATGCAGATGCGACAAGAAGCTAAAATGGGTTTAAAACGTATGGAAGCTATGGGCCAAATGGGTAATGGTGATGAGGCTACTATTCCAGATGATATGCCATTTGGTATGGCTGATCTTGTTATTGTAGCAGGGGATAGTGGTGAAGAATTAGAAATGCAAGAAGGTGGTTTTGTAACACGTCCTACTACAGTTACACGTACCGTACAGCAACCTACATATACACCTGCTCCACAAGAACCCGTAACTACACAAACTTCTACAGTACGTAGACTTACACCTGAGATTGAACGCCCACAAAGAGCAGAAATTGACTTTAAAGAATTAATGGGTGAAGCTAGTATTACCTATGTAGAATACCGTAATGAAGCAGGTGCTAATATGATGATACCTCATATTGGTGGTGTTCCTGCATTTCCTATTCCTGAAGGGTACACAATATACTCAGCAGAAAATGAAGACTCTGTGGAAAACTCTGATACAGAAGAAGGTGAAGCAATACGAGAAATAAACGAAACGTCACGAGGCGAAGGTGGCCCCGATAGAGATATTGCTGCTGAAATACAAGCAGAGTTTGATAAGGCACCTGCGCCTATTAATTGGGATACTTTAAATACACAAGATCTTTTAACGGAGTTAGGTGGCATTACTGGTACGGGACGCACTATTGCTAATGGTGCCATGCTTTTGTTTGGTCCTATTGGTGCATTGGGTTATGCAGCAATGCGTGATCAAGATAAAAAAGCATATGCTGCAGCGGTAGCAAAATTAAATGCTGGTAATTTAACTGCCGAAGAAAGAGCAGAACTAACTGCATACATAGAAACTTTAGGTAAATCTGTAGGCCCAGAAAGTAAAAGTATTTTAGGTAGAATTGTAGATGGAGTTGCAGGAGCCTTTGGGCTATCTGAAACTAAAACAACAGAAGCTAAAACAAAGGTAGAGCAAGAAGAAGTTGTTCCTATAGCGCCTGTAGAAACTGCACCTACGCCCGAAGAAGTGTTAATGCAACAACCTGTTACTGCAGCACCTGAAGAAAGATTAATGCAACAACCTGTTACTGCAGCACCTATGCCTGTACAATCTTCTTTGGCGCAGCAGATGAAGTCTATGCAAGACGCTATGCAATTTGATTCTACTCAGTATACACCACCTGTATTACCGACACCTTCACCTATGGCTGCAGGACAGCAAGGCACACTTGCGTTAACAGGGACAGGTGGTTATGATGAACAACCTATAATGCAAGGCGCTGAAATACTGGGTCAGTTAGAGGCTCCTATTTCATACGCACAACCCTCTCCTACTGCAGCTAAAGTAGAAATTACCCCTTATGAAGGTTCTGTGGAGCAAGCTGCAGGGTTAAGCGCAGCAGAACAAATGCGTAGAATGACAGAAGAAAGACAACAACAACGTTTACAAGTTATAGATCCTGACTTTACTGCTGGTCTTACCGCTAAACCTTACACCGATCCTATGTACGGTGAAGTAGGAAGAGGTGTTCAGCCATCTCCTGCACCTGTAGGTCCAACAGGTAGTTATGATGAAGCAGGATTAAATATTGATCCTCGTAGACAACAAGGCCCAAAACAGGCTGAAGTATTTCAAGCAAAAGAAGCTGCCCGTATTAAAGCCGAACAAGAGCAAACATTATTAGATACTCAAAATTTATTAGAGCAACAAAAAAGCGCATTTGCTGATGCCGAAAAACGTTTAGCAGAACAAAAAGTAGTATCTGCAGCGGATATAGCTACAGCTAATGCTGCAGCAGATGCAAGATACAATAGAGACATTGCAAAAATACGTGCAGATCAAACTAAAAAATTAGAAGCCCTTCAAAAGCTTGGGGTAGTAGGTAGAGCAGAAGCTGAACGTATAGCACTAGCAGAAGCTAAAAGAGCAGAAGAAGAAGCTAGAAGAGTTGTAGAGGTTGAAAGAAAAAAAATTGCTGATGCCAAAGCTAAAAGTGATGCAGAGGCAGCAAGAAGGGCAGCAGAAGATAAACGTTATAAAGAAACACTTGCAGCAACAGGTACAGCAGAAAGAGCAGGTTCTAGTGCCCCTACAACTTCGATTAGACCAAAGGCTAGACCTAAACCTGCAGCTAAACCTGCAGCTAAACCTAAGTCACCTGAAAGAAGTAATGATAAATCAACACGGTTAGATTCAAGTAATCCTAATACAAATAAAAATATTACTGCACATTTATCTAATAGAGAAAAGGAATCGTTAAAAGCTAATCCAGAGTTAGCAGATCACTATACAGCTACAGCAAACAGACGTGCTAATGAAGCTGCTGCAGGGGATACTTCTAATACTGACTCAGCAAACGAAGCGTCTGATTCTAGTGATAAAATTGTATGTACTGCCATGAATAACTCATACGGCTTTGGCTCGTATCGTCAAGCTATATGGTTATCCTACTCTAAAGACCACTTGACAAAAGAACATGAGCTAGGTTATCATACATTGTTCTTACCTTTAGTAGACTTAGGATACAATAAAAATAATAAATTTGTACGTACCGCACTAGAACATATTGCACGTCATCGTACTGCAGATCTTAGGGCGTCTATGCAAAATAAAAAACGAGATACTTTAGGGCGTATATACAGATCTATTTTAGAACCTTTGGTATATACGGTAGGTAAGTTTAGAACAATTACAGGAATTTAATATGGAATTTTCACAATATACTGAACTTGTAGCCAAACGCTTTAATGGCTTACAGGAAGATGATAAAGATGTTATCCGTAGTTTAATGGGTACGTCACAGGGCCGTGTATTGGGTAAAGTACTAGGTCCAGAGATAATGACTAATGTTAATTTAGGTAAAGCTAAAAAACCAGTTGTTAAAAAACGTGGACTAGCAACACGTTAAATTGTTAGATATGCTGGCTACTCATCCCCCTACCAACACTAGGCTACGGTGGCCCCAGTAAGGAACGTAAAATGGCTAATGATATTATGGCAGAAGAAATGCAAACAGAAAAAAAAGTTGCATTTGCTAATCGTAAATATAGTAATGAAGATAAATTAAAAAAAGACGAAGAAGAACTAGAACAACTTATTGCAGAACAACGTGGCGAAACCAAAGAAGAAGATCAAGAAGTTGAACCCGTAGGCGCAGAAGAAAAAAGTTTTAAAAAACGTTATGGTGACTTACGCCGCCATATGCAAGAAAAAGAAAAGTCTTGGGATGAAAAGTTTAAACAACTTGAAAGCCAACTAAAAGACGTAACGCAAAAAGAAATTAAACTGCCTAAGTCAGATGATGACATTGAAGCATGGGCAACACAATATCCTGATGTAGCAGCCATTGTAGAAACTATTGCAATTAAAAAGGCACGTGAGCAGGCTGCAGGATTAGAAGATCGAGTAAAAGAAATTGATGAGATGCGAGCCACAGCCTCACGTGAAAAAGCTGAAGCTGAACTAATGAAAGCTCATCCTGACTTCGGAGATATTCGTGATAGTGACGATTTTCATCAGTGGGCAGATGAACAACCTAAGTGGGTACAAGACGCATTATATGAAAATGATAATGATGCTCGCTCTGCCGCACGTGCTATTGATTTGTATAAAGCAGATCGTAACATTAAAACTAAAAAACCTGCAGATAATAAAGATGCTGCACGTTCAGTAAATAGTCGTAATAGTCGTAGTCAACCTGAAGATAGTGATACATCTACAACATTTAAAGAATCTCAGGTAGCTAAGATGTCACCACAACAGTACGAAAAAATGTCTGATCAAATTATGGAAGCTATTCGTACTGGTAAATTTATTTACGATATGTCTGGTTCTGCTAGATAAAGCTATTGACATATAATATATTTATGATATAACTATATGTACAATCGGTAGTATGGCCCTGTTAGGTATTAACTACAGTTACCCATACTGCCAATTAACTAAACTATCCGCAAACACAATTACGCTTTAGGACAACCTAATGTCTCATGGCCCGTTACACTAGAAGGTAGGCCAACTTTCTATATAGCGCACCCTAGTAGTATTAGCCTCTGTATAAGTCATTAGTCGTTTGCATCTGTGATTTAATGCTAGGAGAAATTAAAATGGCATTTACATCCGCTGCTGGTTATGGCAATTTACCCAATGGTAACTTCTCACCAGTAATTTATAGCAAACAGGTGCAACTTGCTTTCCGCAAAGCATCTGTCTGTGAAGCAATCACCAACTCTGATTATTTCGGAGAAATCGCTGCAATGGGTGACTCAGTTAAAATCATTAAAGAACCTGAGATCACTGTTAAAGCATATGAGCGTGGTACAACTATTACACCACAAGATCTTGACGATGAAGATTTCTCATTGACAATCGACAAAGCCAATTATTTTGCCTTCAAGGTCGATGATATCGAGGAAGCTCATAGTCACGTCAATTTCCAAAGCCTTGCGTCAGATCGTGCTGCTTACCGTTTGGGTGATCAGTTTGACCAAGACGTACTTGGCTACTTGACAGGCTTTAAACAGTCTGCACTACACGGTACACCTGATACAGTAAACACAACTGTTAATGGTACTGTTGCTGTGTCTACTGCAGGTACTGACGAATTGTTGTCTTCAATGAAAATTGATGCGGCAGACTTCGGCGGTTCAGCAGGTGATGCTTTGGCATTGCAGCCACGTACAGGTGGAGCAACTGACTCAACTCCTGCCGTTGGTGATACTTTCCCATTGACAGTTATTGCACGTATGTCACGTCTGTTAGATCAACAGAATGTAGATACTCAAGGCCGTTGGTTGGTAGTAGATCCTGTGTTTATGGAGTTGTTGAAAGACGAAGACTCACGTTTGTTTAACGCTGACTTTGGTGGTTCTGGATTGCAGAATGGTCAAATCGGAACAAACATTCATGGTTTCCGTGTATACACTTCAAACAACCTGCCATCAGTAGGTACAGGTCCGTCCTTCACAGGTACGAACTCTGCTGTTAACTATGGTATGATTGTTGCTGGTCATGATTCAGCCGTTGCAACTGCAGAGCAGATCAACAAAACTGAAACTTATCGTGACCCAGATTCATTCGCTGACATTGTTCGTGGGATGCATCTATATGGTCGCAAGATCCTTCGTCCAGAAGCTCTTGTGAACGCTAAGTATCACTTGGCATAAGGGAGGATTGAAACATGGCTAACATTACTTCACTTCTAAAGGCAGCGTCTGGTAACTCTCAGCGTGGCCGTAACCCTTACATGGTCGAGAATACTCTTGACATCGTAGCTACAACTATTGATCCGTCTTCTGCGGATTCGGTTCAAGCTATTACTATTCCTGCTGGTCACAAAGTTATGGCCTGTGGTCTTGAAGTTGTCGAATCGGCAACTATGGATACAGGTACTGACGCTGTTGTAACTGTAGGTTTTGTAGGTGGTGATGTTGACGAGTTTGTTGCATCATTTGACATCGACGGTGCTGCTGACGGTGCTTATGCTCCAAGTGTCTCTATTACTGGTGACACTGTATCTGCATCTGCTGATACCATTGACGTAATCTTTGGTGGCACAGGAGCAGAATTTACCGCAGGTAAACTTCGTGTTTATGCAGTAATGATGGACGTAAGTTCACAAGGCGATACTGCTGCTAATGAAGTAGACCGTGACGCACTTGCGTAACTAAATTAATGGGTAGGCTGCTTAACTGTGGCCTACCTATACATTTAACTTGAAAGCACCCTAATGGCATATACCTATTTAGATTTAACCAATGAAGTTATTGCTCGTTTTAACGAAGTTGCTTTAACGTCTGCAGGTTTTACTTCGGCTAGAGGTTTTCAAGTTCAATGTAAAAATGCTGTAAATGATGCTATAGATTATATTAATACTAGTGAGTATGCGTGGCCTTTTAACCACAGTACACAAACAGATGTTTTAGTTGCTGGTACTACTCGTTATGATATACCAGTTACTGCAAAACATATTGATTACGAAACTTTTCGTTTAGTAAAAGATGATGCACTAGGTTGTGCTGGTGGTTCACTTATTAATACAGACTACAAAGAATACGTAGATAAACACATAACACAAGAAGATCAAAGTGACGTAGGTAGTATTCCTCGCTATGTGTTTAGAACACCAGATAATAAATATGGACTTTATCCATATCCTGATAAGGCATACTCATTACGTTTTGAATACTATACGTACACAACAACATTATCTGCCGCTACAGATATACCTGTTATTCCAGAGCAATATAGGGCTACTATTGTAGATGGTGCTACTGCTTATGGTTATCAATATCGTGGGGAAACAGGACAGTATCAATTAAACTTTCAACGGTTTGAAGCAGGTATAAAACACATGAGAAGTTTATTAGCTAATAGAACTGATTATATTCGTTCTACTGTATTGCATAGATCACAACAGTCTTCTAGTAGATTTGTATAAGGTATAAGTATGGCAGATCAATCTGGTCTTAATCCTTTTGTATTTCCGTTACAAGGTGGTTTAGTTCTTGACCGTTCTACCTTTGCTATGGAATCTGGCATGGCATTAGAGTTAGAAAACTTTGAGCCTGACACTGGTGGTGGTTATAGACGTATTAACGGTTTTGAAAAATGGAACACTAATATAGTTCCACAAACAGCTAGTGCTACTGAGCCTGTATTAATGTCTGCATATTTTTCTGGAAACAGTAAAGTAATTGCTGCTAGAGGTGAAAAAGTATTTGAGGCTGCTAGTGGTAGTGGTTCTTGGACAGAAATAGATACTGGCAGAACTAATGCTATACGCTATTCTTTTGATAGGTATAATTTAGCAGGTA